CTTGGCCGTCATAGTACTCCCGTCCGCAAGACTCTCTGAACCTTCCGGTCCAGAATGACTTGCCTTCGTTAACTACGTGGCCGAAAGCCTGTAGTTCGAAGACGACGGACAGCACATGTTCTCGGGGAACGATTAGATCGTCCCCGAAAACACGCACCCGCTCGGAAAAGCGTTGTATAAACGCCCTCCGAGAAAGTGGGGTGCTTAGCTCACGCTCTACGCCCAAGGCGATAATGGTCAAGAAGACCATCGCCTCAAACGGAAAGCAGAGAGCTGAACCCATAGACGCATACTTGGCCAAACGGATTACTCCGTGACCAGGTACATCAGCCTTCCGGGATCTGCAAGAATCGACCGCCCCTAGCAAATGGGGGAAGTCTTCGAGCATTGCCCGTACATGCTGATACGAGACCCTATCGGATGCTTCGCTCAAATCGAGCGTTGCTAGGTCGCCGCTGTGCGAACCTATTCTGGCCAGTTGCCTATTCGGCTCCTGATCATCAAATCCGACAACGCGGGAGAGGAAACTATCCTCTTTTACCGCAGAAAGGATACAAGCCAAGAGCGACTGCTGCACAAACTGCATGCAGGAGGGCTCAATGGCAATAATCCTTGGGGACTTGAGCGTTTTAGGAACGGTGATAACCCTAACGGGCATCTCCGCACCGGGTTCGAGGATGTTCAAATCTCTATCCAACTCCCCAACAAAGGAGGAATTAGGAATCAAGAATGACTCCGCCGGCATATGCCGTTGAAGTCTAGTGGTCCAGGTTCGCAGATTATACTTCCCATTACTGGAAAGCTTGTCTGCGACAGCGCCTGGGCCATGCTTAGGATGGAGTCGCATCCAGTAGACATCTCTGTCCACTTTAGCGAACATCTGTCCAAAAAGCATAGTGGACACTCTTTTGAAATCGGCCATATAGGCTTCATCGAGGAGTGCATCACTACTACGAACATCCTGCTCACATCGGACAAAACCGTCCATCGCTAGTCTCTCACGACGCGAAGAAACAACTCGCGTGGATGACCCAAAAAGGTTATCCTGAGGGAGAGCTATCTTGCTAAACATCAGCGTAAGCTGACGCAAAGCATAGATTGCTTCGATATCTGGACTGTCCAAAAGCACGCCACTACTAGGATCGAACACACGTCCATAGAAACCTGACAGAAATGCCGGGAGACTTGTAAGACGCTTCGGCTTAAAAGCCGGAACGTCCGACGGGACGACGAAACCGCGGTCGAGCCACTTTTCGGTAGCTTTACCAAGGTCCGCCAGGGTAATCGCCAAAAACGACAACCCCTCGTGTTCGAACCGACGCTCGACAGTTTTTATGTCAAGCGTGGCGCTAGTGCAACATCGCACGGCAAGTTCATTAGCCGTGCATGACCAGAGTGACGTCAGGCTTTTCAGTGTCCCTCCTTATTGGGGGTAAACACATCCCTAGCTTTGTCGTCTAAGACTCACCAAGTAAAGTGCAGGGGATCCGAATCTGTTGCGTTTCTAAGCTCAACAAGAGCTTCGTAAACGTTTTGGAGTCGAACCTGCACCTCATCTGACCTCAGCCTTTTGGGCTGTAGATAGATTGTCACATATAGAGTCGTAACTTCGCCGTTTCCGGCTAGGTCTTGACGTGTGACTACTTGGGTATTGTTTGCAAATCTCCTAAGGGCACACATTAGTGCCCCTAAGGAAGATTTCCGCTACCAGATAGGCTGCGTTGATCAGCGCAACAGCGATCGCGAGAAATTTCTTCGAGATCGTCGTACGAGGATCATAGTCCGTCTTACGACGGCCTACGCTTGGAAAAGCGCGGGCCGACGGACCGTCGTTCGATTCTCTCCTTTCGGGGAGCTCGTGACGACCGTTACCAACTGGTGACATAGTCAACCAGCAATTAGCAGAGAAAGAACCTTAGTTCTCACCTGCCAAGAGCTTGGTAATGACCGTGTCCGAGGAGGCAGCCAGGAGGGTTCTGTACCCTACCCAAGCTGCGAGGGCGTCAGCGTTCGTGTAGCCGGCAACGGGAAGATCAAAGACGGTGTAAACCGCCATATTGACCTTCACGTTTTCAACCGGCTTGAACGGATCTGCCGTCACCTTCGAGAGGTCGAGCCGCACGACCCGGCGAATCCGCTTAGTGACCTGATGGTCGGCGGACAGCTGGATCAAACCGTCAGCGCTGCTGTAAACACTCCTATCTCCCTCCACGCTAGTGCGCGGGAGAGACGTAGTGACAGTGGCGATTGTGACGGATTGCGGATCAGCAAACGACATAAGCATCACTCCTAGGAGCCCAAGGGCTCCCATTGACGTTTAAACGCATGGTACACGGTCTCTCACTTAGATCGGGCTATGCCGAGAGCTGCGAGAATGGCTTTTTGCCTGGTCGTCAAAGACGCCTGGCTTACGCCGAAACCGTAGGGTGTTGCCGCCCGTCTGACCTTGGTCTCAGCGACCGTGGTCAGGGACGGACACGAGCTCAGGCCTTTTATGCCTGTAGGGCCCGTGAATACGTATTGGTACTGGTGGACACTATGTTCCATTATGTACCCGTACCACAACACCTGGTTGAAGAGGGCCCAGTTTGTCCAGTTCCGCAAAACGGAATCGGCATTACTGTACCAATCTATCAACCAGCTCCAGGGCTGCAGGTTCCAGACAGTGTCTGGTGTCAGTGATATCCCAAGTGTTTTCCGCGCAAAAAGCACGGCACGTGCCATATCCGTTCGGAGACTTCCGTCTCTTGGCGGTACATAGTACGTGAAAGCACCGGAGAACCACTGATGTTTCGCCGTAATTTCTCGACGATAAACCTGCCCCTTGTTCAGATTGTCAAGATCTGACAAAACGTTAGTACTCGGAGAGTACGTTACGCTCCGCAGACCACCCAAAGGAGTGGTGTTCTCGACAACTGAAATCGGAAACTCATACCTGCGACGAACCAACTTGCCAGAATTTCTCTCAAGCGTGTCCATCATAGGACCCGCTTGAATGATCCCGCGGCACAAGCCGCGAAGATCATTGACAAATGGTTTCCAGCCAAATTCGACGTTGAGATACTCCTGCCCAATCGCAGCCTTTTTGCCGCGATTAGACAGGTGGCGCCAGTTTCCTAGCACGCCACCTATGGCCTTTGGAAGGCCGTCGGTGACTATCTCTCCAA